AACTTAACCTGCTCTTGTAAATTCTGCGGTAGGCTTTTAACCAGTTTCAATTCAATTTCATCATACGCATTGCTGTACGGCGTCTCACTGATCCCGCGAATTGCTTGCAATGCAAAAAAGATGGCGTTAATTTCTTGCGTGTTAAACCGAATTGGCAGCAGCAATTTACTATTAGTCAAATGGTAGCCGCCATTGCGCCCACTTTCAGTATAAAAAGCTAGACCTAATTGCTCCAAATCCGCAATATCGCGCAAGGCTGTCCGCTCCGAAATAGCAAAATGTTCTTCTAATTCTTTTAGATGAAAAACTTTTTTGTCACTCAAATAAATTAATTCTTGATTCAATCGTTCTGATTTTTTCATGGATTTCTGCCATCCTAAATTAGATCAATCTGACGCAATTTCCTTCTCAATCTGCCTTGTTCTTCGAGTAAAGCAAACTTACGCGACAAAGTTTCTGGGGTCGTACCAAGATACAAAGCTAGATCTTTCAGTTTTAACGGTAAAACAAAACTATTTTGACCAATTTCATTTGCATACATTTGCAAATATTTGAATAAGCGCTCTTCAACTTTAGGTAAAGTTAACAATTGAATTTGCTTTTGCATAGCAGAAATTTTTGTCATACTTAACTCTAATAATCTAATGCTCAATTCTGGCTGCTGATGGATCAACTTCAAAAAATCTTGTCGCCTTAATAAACATATTTCACTATTATCAGTTGCTTCAACATAACTATGCGTATTAACTTGACCAAAAAGCCAGTCTTCACCAACATAATCCCCTGTATGTAAGACCTGTAAGACATCCTCATGTCCAGTTTCATCTAATGTATATAGCTTGGTACTGCCATGGGCCACAATTACTAAATTAGCACTTACAGTTGGATCAATAACTATCTCACCCTTTTGATAATTTTGATGTTGCACCAATCTTTCTAGTTTTATTTTTTCATCTTGTGGCAAAGCCGTAAATAATGGTACCAGATCAACGCATAAATCAGCCATTAAACTCATTCCTTTAACTAAAAGTCATCATCGTCTTCTTCAGTATACAATCCTTCTTTGAGATCATGGCCTAAAAAACTTTGACTTACTCTAATCTGTTCCTTAATCCAAGCAAGCAAATCAATCAAATTAGCAGCTAACTCTGGCCAATTTTCATCATTAGCTAAGGTAATAGCCTTAGTAATAAACAAAATCTGCGTATCAAAATCCTTCACCAAGTTGAATAATTGTTGTTCACCTGCAAGATATTTGCTACTGCCATCTTCTTCCAACATGGTATATTCCTGAAATTGCTTGCTAGTAGTCGGAATACTTTCCCCGTTATTAACTAATAAATGGTTTAAACGCTTGAATTCTTCATGCTCATAGTTCAGCCACTCTGTTGCCTTATCTGCTAAGAATAGGCTTGCACTGCCTTGAGCAAACAAGCTTGCTTGACTGATTTTCAAAGAATGAACTAACAAATTAGAAATAATATGACCAAATTAAGATACTATAATCATAGGTCATCATAGACAGTAAGCACGCATTTTTTATTTGTTGAATCATCATAAATCAAAAATAGTAATAAGCTTTTTTCCGTAAATTTTCCGCAAATTACGTAAAAACAGAAATGGGAAGAACCAACTCGGTTCCTCCCTTTTTCTGTATTCGCAATGAATAGTCGTGCAGTAATATAAATATATTATACCACAAGAAAAAAAGCCCCACGAAATTAACCGTGGAGCAAACATCAATATAAATCAAAAGGTTCAAAATTTGATGTTATCTCAGAAGAGATGTTAAAAATTATATCATGAGTAAAATAAAAAAGCCACCCTGGGATTTCTCCCAAGGTGGCTTTCTTGATAGATTTAGAGGAGTATTTCACCCCTCTTCTTTTATATTTCAATAGGCAATTTGATTATAACACTTTTCTAGGATCTTTTTTACCAGTAGCATGTTCCATACCCTCAGTGGTAACAACCCATTGCTTTCCAAACTTACGCACTGTTCCTTCTGGAAACTTTTGAGGTGACTGACTAATGGTCTTTCTAACATAGCTCTCTGATACGCCCCAGATTCTTGCTGCTTCTTTTGCTTCCATAATATCTGGACTATTTAAGTTAATCACTAGAATGCACTTCCTATCATTTTAATTAGTAATCCTAATAGAATAGCAACTACACTCCAAGCTAAATAACGATGCATTTTTTGTTTGTGTGTCATGGTATAATTAGATATGTCAAAGAGAGGAGCCTCTCGGATTCCCTCTTTAAAGCTTACTTGTGTTTGACAAGTGTTAGAACTATTCGCCCTAGTTGTTTGATAAGTTCGTAGGCTGGATAGCTCCAAGCTCCGATCATCGCATACTTAGCGATCTTTTCGGAAGTCTCATCACGAGTGGGCTTTTTCTTTTTGCCTTTTTTCTTTGACATATCTTTACCTCCTTTCACTTATTATAATATCACGATATCGGGATAAATGCAATAAAAAAATAAAATTAACTAAAATATATTTATTTTGAACATAAAAAAAGCTCTTGTGACAGCAGATCAGCAAGAGCCAAGCACCGACTAGACGGCTAGACACATGCCCAAAGTAACCAGCTTTGGGGCTTTAAACGAAAGTGTATCCTTTCATGTCCACCACTATTATATATTAAAAATGAACATTGTTCCAATATTTTGTTCTCATTTTAAAATTTGCTAAAATATATATGGCTGTGTGGAACCCCACCAATTCCAAATTATCACAGTCTAGAAAGTGTTACTTTCATGTCCATAACAGCTTTTATGGCTACTACTTTTTCAAGTATTTTAGCCACTGTAATTGCTTCATGGATTATTAAAAAGTTCATGAAGTAAAACCAGGAGAGCAAGCGGATAATACCACTACTCTTTTTATTATACCATAACACAAAAAAGAGCCGCTCCAGGAAAAATCTCCCAGAGCGGCTCTTGCGGCATTTGGAGTGTTCTTCACACTCCTTTTTATATTTCAATCATTATTACTATAGCACGATGTAGGCACGATTGCCTGTGACGTAGACGGTCTTGCCATTGTGCTTTTCTTTGATACGTAGGAATCTGCCGACACGCCCTTGAATCTCAACTTTTGAGTTAAGTTCCAAGCCGTAGACTTTCCCAGCGTCTGCCTTTGGTGCATCTAAGGCGTGAGTATGTGGCATCACGATCTTGGCAACGCCATGTTTGGCATCGTTGTATGCGATCGGGTTAGTCTTGACATAGACGGCACGACCATCGAAGTATTGGTTCTTGCCAACTTTGACGGCACCGTTTTCCAAGCCGAACACCTGCCACATTGATCCTTGTGGTTTTAGCTTGTCGCTTTCTCGCTTATCAAGTTTGGAACTGGTATAGACATAAGCACCCTTTGAATTAGATACTACTGCAACAGCACCGATATTCCACTTTACAACGGGATGCTGAGAGAGCGATTCTACGGTCGTCTTAGTTGATTTCGATTGAGAACTACCTGAACTAGCCTTTAAATCAATCAAGGAAATGTTACCGTCAACGTTGTAACCTTTATAGTTATCGGTAAACTGCCAGATTGCTACGCCGTCCATTGATGGGAAATAATTAAAGTCAGGTGAATCTTGACGACCCATGACCTTGTACGAAGCTACCCACAAACAAGTCCCGAACGATTTAATAATCCGAGCCGTGTTAAGGCGATTACGCAATACATAAGCGCCAGCATAGACAAGTGGCTTATACCCTGCTTCCTTGATCACTTGCATAGCTGCTATGACAGCATCAGTGTTTGAACCGACAGAGCCGTTGACATCGTTGCCACTGCCCTGTTCCCAGTCGTCCGCAAGGTATGAACCAAGAGGGATGCCGTAGGCTTTCGCCTTTTCAACGGCGTATTTAGCTTCCGCCCTTGCTTTTGATACAGAGTTAGAGTGTGTAGCATAAAAATAGCCGCCGGTTAAAAGATCGTGAGCAAGTGAACTCTTGATTTGAGCTTTTGCCTTTGGGTTGATATAGCCAGTGCCCTGTGTAAGCTTAATCAATGCAAATTTAATGCCAGCATAGCTTACGTTTTCTGATTGGTAGCTTGCGACATCAGCACCCAAACTTCTTTTTGATACGGTTAAGTTTGACATCTTTTTCACCGCCTTTCATTCGGTTTCTTTTGGCTATCCTTCGGTTTTCAAACGATTTTCCAAAAGATTCAAATACAAATTCGTTGTAAGTCTTAGTCTTTTGCATCAGAATCATCACCGCTTACAAATCCGATTGGTTGAGCATTGTCATCTTCATCTTGTGTAGCCTTTTCTTGATCAGCTTGCATTTGGTCATATGCGTGTTGGACAGCTCCCTTAGCTACGGATTCGGTAAGGGGCTTGTTTTCCTTTTGTGCTTGGTTCAGCAAAGCTTCAACCGCCTTAGCTTTCTTTTCAGCACCTGAAATGTCGAGCGTAGCGGCTTCACTTACTACGAACTTGGCAATCTGGTCAATGGTCATAACTTCCTTTGGTAAAGGCTTCTTTGACTTAGACGCAAAGAAATCAATACCAGTAGAAACACCTTGACATACAGCGACAAAGGCAAGAAATCCCACAAAAAGATATTCATTAAGTTGGCTTAAATTCATTAGTCAGTCACCTTCTTAGCTAAAAAAGCAGTAGCATCTTGCTTCTTTTCTGGTTGTGGTGCTGGTGTAGTGCTTTCAGGATCCTTTACCATTGAATCGTCTTTAATGCCTGCAAAGTAGCGAACCCACTTGGTCACTTCCGCTTTGATGTCCTGTGGTGCATCGTCAACGGTCAAAACGCCATCTTGCACCAAGGTAACGTAATCTAAAATTCTAGTGTTTGGCTTCATAATTGTGTAACTCCTTTCGTAATCTTTCATTTTCACTGAGTAGTTTTTTGTTTTCCGCGTTTAAACGCTTATTCTGTTCAACAATGTAATCTCGGTTATTCTCCACGCTATCCATGTCACTTTTTTTACCGTTTTGCTTAAAAGTAAAGTAGCCTAAAAGCAAAGCGGATAAAGCCGATATAATGCTGTTTAGGTCGACATGCACTATATCACCTAACGCTTCGAATAATGCCTTGCTGTCCAGATGATAAAAGCTATAATCGCCGTATTTGACAAAGCGTTCTGGACAAACTCTATTTTATGGGCAAAAATCACGTGTTCAATTTCGATTGATGAAATTATTGCTAGCAGCACCACGACAAGTGCCAACAACACCCCTAGAATTTTATTGTTGTTGTACCTTGAACAGGTGTAAACCAGCAACACAACGCCCACAATCATCATTGAACAGTCTAAGTAAACGTTGTTCATCATCCACGCTAGTTGTGGTGGATAAAAGAAAAATCTGCGGTTAAGGTAAAAGCCCAAACCTTTACCGAAAATCAGCAGACTAATGATCACGTAAAGTGAGTTATTGTTGAGGCGTTGCAGTAGTTGGCGCATAAGCTTCGCCTACAATCTTTTGGTAATTTTCAGCTGATAAGAAACCTTGTACTACTAGGTCCTTCATACCGTTCTTGTCATAGATGCCGAATTCCCAGTCCATACGATACATCTCTAAAAAGTTTGCTTGAATTTGTTCCATTAAAGTCATGATTTATGTCCTCCTTAACTATTGCTTATCAGTTGCTTGGTCTGCTGGCTTAGTATCAGTTGTTGGGTTAGCTGGTGTAGCGTTATTAGCATTTGCGCCAACTGCCTTGGTTACCATTGCTAAGGTCTTTTGCATAGCACCAAGAATTTGATTAGTGTTTTGAGTTTGTTCAGTAAAGCTCTTCATCAAAGCTAAGTTTTGCCTAGATGATTGAGCTTGAACTTCTTGCATATCCTTCAATGCTTGGTCTACCTTGTCGTTAGCTTGGTCAAGTTCTACGCTCTTCTTGTCCAATTCAGCCAGCTTTTGTGTAGCTTGTTGCAAGATAATGCGTTGGTTGTTCTTATCGTTTTCACTCCAATCAGTAGCGCCAACTGTCCAAACTGGGTCTTTTAAGTTGTCAGCTGGTCTTTCAGCATGGACTTGCCATGGTAGCCCCACATTTGCTTCATCGCCAAAAACTGGGATTACTTTGTGATGCCAAACGGGATCCGCATTGTCAGGATCTGACAAGTAGACAA